AGCCTTTTCTTTTTCAACAGCTAATTGAGTAAGTTTATCGTTTGCTTCCATAATTTGTGAAGCATCGTTAGACTCAATAGCTTGTTTCAAAGCCACTTTAACTTGTTCTCTTTGAGCATCAACTCTAGCATCAAATTCTTTAAGATACTGTTCGTCAGACTCTTTAAATTTAAGAGAAGTTTGGTCGTACTTTTTTTGTAGACCTTTTGCAAAATCAAGAGCTGCTTTTTCTCTTCGTTCAGCTTCTTTCTTTTGAAAAACAAGTTTATCTATTCTTTTTTGATAATCTCTTCTTGATTCTTGTAAGTTTGGTTTTTCTTCAGTTTCTTTTTCTTCTTTTGTTTCTTGTTTCGGTTGTTCTTTTTCTTCAGTTATTTCAATTTCAGGTTTATCTGATTTTTCTTCTTTTGGTTTTGAATGATCAGTGTAACCTAAATCAACTTCACCTAAATTTAAGTTAGGTTCTTTTTTTGTTTCTTCTTTTTGTTCAAGTTCAATACTTTCTTCTTTTACATCATCAGTATCTAACTCGACTTCTTTTTCTTTGGCTAATAGAGCTTCCGCACTATAGTCTTTTACTTCTGCCATGTTTATCCTCCTTTATTAAAATAAATGGAGAATATCTTCTGGCTTACCTATAGTTCCTATGATCTCGTCATCATTTAATATACGGTGTTCACCGTACTTAGTCTGAAATCTACTTCCAGCATATCTGCCATAAATGACAAATTCACCTTCATTACACCAAGCACCTTTTGGAAATTTTTCTTTATCTTGATAACAAAGGTCACCCATTTTTACAACAAGTCCAACAACAGTAGTCATTTGAATTTTGTCTTGAGTTTCGTCTGCTAAAATAACACCGCCTTTTGTTTTTGCTTGGCCTGACCATGGTCTTACAAGCATACGGTATCCTACAGGGTTTGGTATGATTTCAAGATATTTTTTGATGCCTTCTGGATCTGTTGGAATTTGTGATTTTACCTCTTCCTTATTTTCTTTCGAACCGAAATCTGTAAGTTTAGGTTTAATCAATTGTACCATCGTTATCCTCCTTATGCAGGTTTTTAATATCCTGAAGCAGCGTTTCTAAGGCGCTGAGTCTGCCCCTAGCATACATTAACTGAGATTCCGTTTCAACCCCATAGCAGATATGGTCTTTGACATCTTTTATATTTCTTTTTATAATATTTTCAATTTGTTCTCTTGTTTGTGGATCTAGCATTAATTATTTCTTTCTAATAACATTTTTGTTCTACCACGTTCTTTTATTTCAAAGTTCCAAAATTTTAAGACTACTGCAATTAAATGCATATTATAAATATAATAATCATCAAATACAAATTTAGTACCTTTTACAGACCTATCTCCAAACCATAATGCTTCTCTTAAAACATCTTTTGTTGAATGTGGACCATCAAAATGAACAAAACTAAAAATCATATCTTGGTTATCAGGATGAGTCATAAATAATTCATCCGTCATGTTATATAATTTAAATTTACCCTCATTTCTATATGGTTTAAAATCATATAGTAATGTGTTTCTCATCTCATCTGTATAGTCAGCAGTGTATTTAGGTCCATCATCGAAATGTTGATATTTAATGTTTGCATATGGATCCACACCCAAATGAATATTATTGTTAAAAACGTTATCCATGATAATTTTTGAGCCCAATCCTTCTCTAACTCCAATTTCACAAGTATAATGACCTTTGCAATCAAAACCTTTAGTCCATTTTTCAAGTAATTCATATTCGAAACTATCACCTCGAATCATAATTTAAATTGTTGTAGAATTTCAAGTTTTTCTTCTGCGTGAGCAATCTTTTCAATTAATTTATCTACTTCATCTAAATGTTGTGGATGTTCGCCTATAGCAACTGGTTTTTCTAAATAAATTTGTACTGTGGCATCCGCTTCAGATATTTGTGCGTTATACCTATCCTCTAATGCATTTATAAGAGCAGATCTAAGACTCATAAAGAATCTATATACTAATAAAAAGGATGTGCAATACTTTTTATTTTACCTTGTGCTCTAAGTTTTTTAAGATCTCCCTTTGTCATTTTTTCAAGTTCTTCAACAGTATAATCATTTGTCTCGAACATCTCCTCATGAGGATCTTTTTGTCTTCTAGCTATAAATAAATTTTTTATCCAATTCCAAATCATTTCTTACCTCCGTTACGAAATATTTGTGTACCCTTTATGCCATAGATGCTCGCCACGACAAGGATCCACAAATTTGTGAACCATCCCGGAAGCTGCGAGAACATCTCGAAAAATAATTTTACCTTGTCCATAGCGGTTGGATCATCCGATATCACCGCATATGCGAGCACCAACACGGGCAAACTTAAAATTATCAAAACGGCCTCGTCCTTCCAGTCCGACTGACGTGCCTCTAATAATTTGCCTTGATAAGCTTCTTCACCTCGTGCTTGTTTTTCTGCATGTAATAATTGTGCATCAGACATCGCCATCTTAGCTTTTTGTTTATTTGCGTAAATTTTTGATCCTGCAGAAACTGCAAGTTTAATAGCTTGAAACCACATTATTTAACTCCTATAAATTTATGTCCTTTAATTGCTGCGCCCATACCTCTAATACCATCTGGTCTATGAGGACAAGACATTTTATATTTGTTAGTCATCTTACCGCTTCTCATTTTTATTGGTGGTACTTGTGGATTAGGACCTCTTTTTGGTGGTGGTCCACTCGATACTCCACCAGAATTGTAAGCTTGAAAGTTATCTAAAAAATTTGGTTTGTTAGATTTTGTAGGTTCAGCAGTAATTGGTTTACAAGGAGGTAGCGTTCCATCAGGACATAACTGAGGCGTACTAGAGTCTCTTCCTACTGTTGGCGTTACAGCTTTAAAATCTTTAATTAAATTAGCTTCTTTTTGATATTGCACTCCTTCTTTACTCATAACATCCAAAGGTTTGCCTTTTGTTCTATAAAAATCTCTTGTGATAGGCATTTGTTTACCACCTAAAAGCATATTGCCTTTTGCTCTTCTTGTTCTATTACCCTTTGTTAAGGGATCAAAAATAAATTTTTTTGCTAAACCTAATGTTATTGATGGACCTTCAATTGAAAAACTTGCAATTTTATTTTTAATTTTATTAATAGTTGAATTACTCCCACCTTTTACAGTATTTGTTTTGGTTCCACCACCTTGCCCTCCTGTATCTCCAGGGCCTGGTGTATATCCTATAGATGGAGGTTTAAAATCATCTTTAGAGGCATCCATACCACCTCTTGCTTTAATTACTTTTTTTAGTTTACCAGAATTTTCCATTGCATAAAAAATAGAGTCACCTTTTTTCTTGCCATACTGACCACGAAATTTAGCTTTTAATTTTTTACCTTTTTCTGTAAGTGGCATTATGCAAATCTCTTTCTTAAACTTTCTTTTGCTTTTTTAGCTATACTAACTACTTCTCTTTTACCCATGACTTTAGCACGTTGTTCCATAACTGTTAATATTTGTATTTTTCTAGCAAAAGGTTTTTTTACTTTGTTAACTTTTGTAACTGTTGCTCTAGCATCACTAGGTGTTGCAAATTTAATCTTGACTGTATCCCTCGGATTTTCATCAGTGTACAGTCTTCTATCACTACCTTTAGGTTTTTTACCAGTTCCTTTTTTAGGATCAGCCATTATTTCTTTTTACTCCTTGCAAGTTCAATTTTTTCCTCAGCAATTCTAATTCTTTCTTTTGCTTGAGCCTCGTTGTTTTCTAATTTCATTTTATCTAAATCAAATTGTTCTTCAATTTGGTTTTCTTTGATATCCATGTTCATCATAGCTTCATCAGATCTACGCTGCATATCCATAGCTCTTAAATCTAGCTCTCTTTGTTTCAACATTACTAGTGGATCTTGTTTTTGACCCATAGCTTCTGATTGAGCAAGTTCAATTGTTAATTGAGAAACTCTATTTGCAATCATTGCATTTATTTCTATTTGTGCACCTTGTGGGTCAGCTTGTAATCTACCTTGCATAATAGGATCATTAGCTATAGCAGCTCCAACTTCACCTTGTGCTTTTAATGAAACGTGTTCAGATATATGTGCTTGTAGTGCAGTGTAAACTTGTGGGTTTATTTGTACCATTCTAGTAGACATAAAAGCTCTATGCGCATTAATATGTGCGTCATGATCTTGATCTGGAAATGCTTTTAATGGTTTCATGGCTAATACTTCCATATTTTCTGTTGCAGGATCTTTTGGAATTGGATTTTCTAAAGGTTTAAGTATTTGATCTATATCTTGAGTCCCCAATGCTTCATAAACTCTTCGATATGCCTCTCTTAAATTGTGCATCATAGGATTTGACATAGCAATCTTTAAATTTTCGTTTGCAAGTGTAACTCTTTGCGCCATACTCATAATATTTGGGTCTGCAACTGGAATTACGTCTACTCTATCGTCAAAATCAGTTTGTTTTACTGCTTGATCTGCACCATATACTGAATATGGATAGATTGGTGGTAGATATGTTGCAAAAACTTTAGATAAAAGTCTAAATTCTCTTCTCATAGAGTAATAACATCGCTTGTGTATAGCACTCATGACCCTCGAACCACGTTCCAAGAGTGAAACAGTAGTACCAACAGCTCTATTTTGCATGTCATTGCCTGTATCCATGTTAGTAATCGCTGCAAACTTCTGTCCTGCTTGCACAACAAAGCCCATTAATTGGTATAATGTACTTGATGGCTCCTTAAATGGTAAAATTTGAAACTGATCTTTGATGTTTCCTCCCGGTGCATCCACATCTCTGAACTCTCCTGGTTGAAATGGTTGATCATCGTCACGTATTCTTATACCTCTAGACTTAAATCCAGCTGGTAAGTTAGATAATGTACCAGCATCAAGCAATTGTCTTAAAGATTGTGTAGCAGTTCTACTCAAACCACCAATCATGTGTGTTAATCCAAAGCCATAAAAACCTAAACCTGGTAAAAATTTAAAGTGAACAAAATATTCTTTACGTTTTTTTAGGTCATCATTTATATCGTAGTTACGATAGATGGATAAAATCTGTCCTGAGCCTTCATCGATAGTAACAATGTAAGGAACCTTAACTTGTTTGTCTGCATCTTGCATTTCAAACTCTTCTAAATTGCAATCCACATGCATTTCTAAAATAGAAAAAGAATATTGTTTATCTCCACCAGGAGTCACACCCTCTAATTCTTGATATTTTTTTTCAATTTCAGACGGACCCGTTGATGTTGGTTTTAATTCTACATCTCTATAAAAACCAGCTTGTTGTTTTTTTAATATTTCATTCTCACCCATTTTAATTACATGAGTAATTCTTTCACAATCCATTAAATCTGTAGCATAATAGGGCACCACTAAATCTTCAGCTGGTATAAATTTAGATACAGCTCTTTGCATAACTTCATCGTAGTAAACTTTTTTAAATGCAGAACCTGCTAAGGCTAAATAAAATAGTAATTGATCAAACTCAGGAGTATATTCTTCCATCTCCTCAGTAATCATGTAATTCATAAAATCTTGAACACGCTGCGCTTGATTTATTTTTTGATCATCCTCCATCCCCAAGACTCTTGTTCTAACTGGTCCTGAAGATGGAAGTAATTCTTTATAAGCTTGTGCTTGAAATTGTGTAACAGCTTCTGATAAAAGTGGATGAGTCACGGATGCCGACCCTCTAAACGGTCTAGTCATCTCAGTATGTTTAATTCCAAGTAGATCTAAATTATTTGTATAAGACGTCTCCCAATCTTTTCTTGAAACTCTATCCTTTTTGTAATCGTCAAGTAATTGATTAGACATCCTCTGAAGAACTTCATCTGACATGTCTTCAGCAATGTTTTTATAGAATGCATCTGCTGCATTTTCTACAGCTGCCATTACATCAGCATCTGTTTGCGTTTCAGATTCTACTTCAACATCAACTTCTTCAGTGTCAGGAGTTACAATCTCCTCATCAATCACTTTATCGATTTCAGCCATTAATATAATTTAGTAGGTTTCATTCCTTGTATTGCCATACCGCCACCACGAGCTTTAACCATTTTACCAGTTTTAGCTGAAAATGGATCTAAACCAAAATCACTTGATATTTGATTTGCTCTTTTAGGCATAGTAGGCGATAGCATACCTTCGTCTCTTCTTTTGATTACTGCTTTTTTTATTTTCTCATTTGTCTTAGCAACCTTCTGCACTTTTTCTTTTATTTCTCTTGGTAGTGCATCTTTATCAACTGTAGTTTTTACAGGAGTTCCAACCATAGTTTTTGATCCTGTATCTCTTACAATTGTCTTACCAATTTTTTTTGATGATGAGGGTGTCTTTGCACCTGGAGGTGCACCAGTAGGAGTTTTAGCTCCTCCCATACCCATTAACTTTGAAACACCATAAAGTGCTGCTGCACCCATCAATGCTTGTCTTATTTTCTTTTTTCTCGACATGTCTACTCCTTTTAATAATATACGTATTTACGTTGTCTATAACTTTCAACCTCATCCTCGTCAGAATAAGTTGTTATAAACGAACCTTGCCGATATCTTAACATAGCTTGTGTGGTGCTGTCCACATAATCGTCATGTTCTCCATGAGGAAACGCTGCACATTCTTCAATTACTTCATGAGCAAAATGCTCATCTCTAGGATACCAAACTTGTTCAGATTCAAATATTGGAGCACATGCATTGACTCTTGAATGCTTATCTTGGCCACGTCCAGGAGTGTAATCCATAACAGGAATTCCCATTCTCCTAAATTCTTGTAATAAACTTTGTCCACTCGCTTTAGCTTCAATGATTACTGTTTCAGGTTGCCAATATTTATATTGATCGAGAGCTACCATTTTTAATTCTGGAAAATCATATTTACCTTTAATAGCATCAATTAACATTATAGCATCAGGCCCTGATTCGTGAGGCGTGAATATTCCCCATGTAGTGATCGCTGAATAATCGGCAGTTTCTTTTTTACTAAATGCAGTATCATAAGATTGTATAACATGTTTTAAAACAGGCATATCTTTTTTCCATGGCTGCCACCATTCACGTTTTAAAATTGCTCCTTCCTCTGAAGTTGGATTCTGCATATACTGTGCAGACCAATTACGTATGGATAATGACGCCTTAACTTTTTCTAATTCATCGAGTGCCCAATATTCAGGCCACACGGGTCTCGGCTCTTGGTCCTCGTCCAAGATTGCTGGAAAAGAAATTTTTTCCC